GGTAGGCAAACGCCGACCCCTTAGTTCTTGTTGTGGTCAAGATTTTAACGTTTGAAACGTTAATATGATTGACACTGCGTACTCTGAAAAGGGGTACGTGGTGAAATTGTACTTTGTGTGCTACTTTGTGAATACTTAGTAGTAATGCTTAGGCATGAACCATTGCAAGAATAGGAATGAGAACACCTACAATCCCAAGTAGATATTGTTCGATGAATTCCGCGACAGCCAGCTTAGCATCTGTTCAAAGCTTGGGGGTTACTTCCGTATCGTTTATCGTTACGTGGGAATGTAGCGGTAAACTATTGGAAGTGGACTTTTTTATAAATATAAAAATGTCTCCTTCTACTAGTTTATCGTGGTCTGGGTCAATTGCAAAACCCTGTGAGCCTAATGTAAAGGCACAAACGCTGATCGATCTTAGATCCTCTCAGCTCTCAAAACCGATGCGAGTCAGTGATGGCTCGTACGCTCGTGTCTTTGGACATCGAGCTTCCCAAAACATGCGGGTATCTTCCACGATGCCACACACGCCTGCAGGGCTCACAAAATCGCAAACCACCAAAAGACGGCGGAGATCACCGAAATCTCGGCGTCGTCACCAGAGGAACCTTAAGTCACCCACACTAAAGCGCTATGCAATGCGCGTAGTGAAACTTACGTGTCTTCCTCGGCATTCAGTTGCCAAGAACCAGTGCTATAGGCTTAGAAATCCTAAGGCACGTAAGCGTTCTCCACCAACACTCAAACCGCAGGGCGGTAAGGAGAAAACAGAGAAAAAGAAATTCCCTCGAGACAAGAAACCAACTTCCTCCTGGTCAACGAAGTTAGCCGACTTCCGACGAGATCTTAAATCTAATGGTATCCATACTCTACAAGAGCAGGGTGCCTTTAGTTGGGCTCAAAAGAAAATTCTAGCTTCCAAAGCCGATGACGTTGCTTCCTTTATTGAAGGGATTACTATTCTTATTGGTGCTGTTTACACCAGCGCCACTATCGAAAATCTCTCATGTGTCCTTCTTTTATATGCGAAAAATTGCTACAGAGGATCCTTTCTTATGAAAGCGAAATCTCTCATTGAATCTTTTTGCATGACGCCTCAAGGTAGTGTTCCTGTTGATCCCGATTGGCTCTGTCATATCAAAACCTTAAATTCAGAATGGAAGCAAGCTGTTAAAAATCCAGCTTTTGCCAAAATATCTGAGTTACTAGGTATGTTCGTAGCCATGGGTATAATTTCAACGGAATTCAATGACTTCGAAATTGCGGGAGTTAGACTATTTGCAAAACAAGTACACAACTCTCATATCAATGCTACAAGTTTATTTGATGCCATTCTCGCAACAGTAACCTTCTTCGCTGAAGGTGGTTATTATGCTATTAAGACTGGCTCATTGAAACCACTGTTATTTGGAGATCGAAAGTTATTGGAATTTGATGATGAATATATTCAACTTCAAGGTTTATTCTCAGCTGCAATTGCTGGGAACCTGATTAAGATGGACACTTCAGCTCAAGAATTCGAGCGGAGAGTTAATTCTTTTATTGAAGTTGGTGACCAGTTGACAGCAATTCTACCGAGTGGTTTTGAAAGGAAATTAGTCCAAGAACGTTTAGTCAATATTAAGAAAGAATATTCGGAATATACCCAAAAGAGAATTGAGGGTGGTTCTCGAGTTGCACCTTATATGATTAGCGTCTTTGGTAAGTCTGGGGTAGGTAAATCGACTTTGGTCGATTTTATTGTGCCCTACATCCTGCAAGTGAATGGTTTTGAAAGTCGAGATGAATACATCACCACCTTAAATCCAAATTCCAAACATGATACAAATTGGCGATCTTACATGACAGCTATGAAGTTAGATGATTGGAATAATAGCAAGGCTGACAAGTCTGAAGTGAACCCTGCTCAGAAAATTATCGATTACTGTAATAATGTTCGTATTTATGCAGAGATGGCTGATATAGAGAGAAAGGGTAAGGTAGCTATAGAACCCAAAGTGGTTACCATAACTACCAATACTAAAGACTTAGGTGCTAGAGATTTTTCTAATGAACCAGCATCTATTGTGCGACGACCTAAATTGCACATTGAGTTAAAGGTTAAACCTCAGTTCCGTAAGAAGAATACCAATGAATTAGACACTGACAAAGTTGTCGATTTTTACAAAGATAAAGAGTTCTCCATTCAAGATATATGGTTGATCTCATGTTCCTATGTGAAAATTGTCCCGAACCTCAAAATGAGTACTAAGCAGAAAGTCAAATCAGGTATTGGAATCGCACGACGTCCTAAGAAAGCTGTTGAGCAGTATTGTACGGAAGATCGTGATGTTTTTCACACACCTGACGATTATTCTTGGGTATTATACGAGGATTCAAAAGGTATTATGGAAGACGTGAGTATGGATAGATTTCTCCCTTTTCTTAGGGAGGCTACCAGGACACACTTTGCTGGCCAGGATTTAATATCCGATTGGACAAAGGATGTTGGAGAGAGATTGAATCTCTGTCCAGAATGTTCTTTACCTGCCACGTATTGCGTTTGTCCACCACCCCCATCTACGATACCGGAGGTTGATACTACGAGTACATTGACAAGTGATGAGGTCATTGAAGTCCCATCTCCACCCCCTCCCGAGGAGGTGGAAACTGTTGTTTTCCATGAGCAACATGGTGGTATGGAAGTTGCTGCAACTTTTAAGGCGATGTTTTTAGATTGCTATTATAAGTTTGACATAACTAACTACACCACACCGTGGAAGCGATGGAAATGGCGATGGTTAGAAAGGAACTTCTTTGCGTGGTTTAGCAATATGATGGCGGACACATTCCCGGTAATAGGGATGTGTGAAGAACTTACTATGCAGAAATGTTATGAGTTGATGAAGAAAGCAGATGATAATCCCTATTTAAAGTGGACATCCTATGTGCCAGATTCTTGGCTTGATAACAAGATTGCAGAAAAGTACATCTTGCGCAGCTCCAACGCTCGTTTCTGTGGTAAAGTTTACAATACATTCAATGTATGCAACTATATTATAGGAGCGGGCTGTGTATCACTTCTCTCATCGTGCATTGCTTGGAAGATGGGCCGAAGACTCGGTGCAGTTAAATTAGCTGTAATCGGTACTGGCTCAGTTCTCAATGCCCTTTCCCTTCGTGAAAGTGCAAAAGTGAGATTACTTGAGAGCGTTCGTGAAGACCGCAATCTCATGCCGATCTTCATTAAGAATGTGAGAAATGATTATTTGAAGTACACACTTGAAACATTTGCTTTCCTAGCTCTAATTTATAGTGTTCATAAACTCTATCAGCGGGCTTCCGCCCATTATAAGGAAGGAACCCCCCAAGATGGAGTGATTGATAACCCTACTGAAGAAGATGTTAAGGAAAGGGATGCTAAAGGTACTGAACGTTTCTGGGAAAGTGAGTTGAAGCCAGAAGATTTCGACTCCATTCCTAGAAGTAAATGGACCAATAATAGTGAATTGTCTAAAACAGTCCAGAGTAACTTGCTACACGTTCGTTTTACCAAAGATGACAAAACGCAATATTGCAATGGACTTATGTTGAGGACAAACTATCTACTGGTTCCCTCCCACATGATCACGAGAGGGGTTGATGAAATGGAATGTATTAGAAAGCCTGCTGACGGCGTCTGCCGAAATGCTAGCTTTTCCTTTCCATTCGATCCCTTGACTGTTCAAAAAGTGACCGGGCATGATCTGTGTATTTTGTATGTACCGAATAGTGGTGATTTCTCTAATATCATGGACGCTTTCCCATCTGAAAAGATTATGGCAAGTCTGCCTTTCTTGATGGAGTGGCGCGACCGTGAAGGAGTCGTTCATCAATATAGCGGTATGTCTTCCCCTAAAATGGTGCGAATTGGCGTATCAACTTATTGGGGATCTGCTTACAATTTATCAGAGAATACCTTCCAGGGCCTGTGTATGGCGCCTTTGTTAGCCCAGTGCAAATTCCCCTCAATTTTGGGGGTTCACTTAGCTGGAAATGCTGGCACCCCTTCTGGGGCTGCTGGTAGTCCAACTAGGCCTGAGCTTTTAAAGACACTATCCACACTTCAGGGTAAACACCCCACTATCTTCCCATCCGCAGCAATGGGCGATCTTCCCGATACCACATATGATGTGAAGAACTTATTTGGAAATACACTTAAGAAATCTTCTCCGGTATTACGTATCCAGGGAGCCAATTGCCGCGTGTATGGAACGTGTGGCGGTGCTGTTCACTCTAAGACCAACTTTCGAATACTTCCTAGTTCACCTGTTATTACCGAGATTTTTGGTTCTCCTAACCTTTGGGGTCCTCCTAAGGTTAAGGGACCGGATGGCAAAAGCAGCTGGTGGCCATGGCAGACTCACTTAGAATCGTCGCTTAAGCCCTCTATTGGGGTACAGCCGACACTGCTGAGTAGAGCCTACGATGACTATCATACCGTGCTATTTGACATTCTGCAAAAGAAGAAATTTTGGAAAGGCGAAGTGAAACCTCTAACTCGGATGCAAGTTGTAAACGGGATAGAAGGTAAGCGTTTTATTGATCGGATGGTGGGGAAAACCTCTGTAGGTTACCCATTAACTGGTCCAAAGAACAATTATCTGACTGAGGTAGACAGCGAGGATTACGCATGTGCTTATGTACTAGACGAACAATTCTGGAAAGAAGCTGACAGAATGGAGGAGTGCTTCCTACGGGGAGAACGTGCCTATCCAGTCTTCAAGTCTTCTTTAAAGGATGAACCGGTTCTATGTACAAAGGACAAAGTGCGTGTATTCCAAATTGCGCCTCTTGCCTTGCAACTTATTATGCGAAAGTATTTTCTGGGGGTCGCACGATTTTTATCATGTAACCCATTAGATAGTGAATGCGCCGTTGGCGTGAACCCACACGGTCCCGAATGGCATCAGCTCCATAACCACGTAACCAAACACGGCGAGGAGAGATGTATGGCGATTGATTACAAAAAGTATGATACACGTATGTCCTCCCAGACCATGTATGCTGCGTTTGCTATATGCATTGAGCTTGCATCTGCCTCTGGTAACTACACTCCGGATGATCTATTGATTATGCGGGGGGTGGCAACCGAGGTCTCTAGTGCAATGACTGCGTATAATGGGGAGCTATTGTGCCATATTGGTGCCAACCCCTCCGGCCATAACATGACTGTATATATCAACTCTATAGTGAACTCGCTTCTTCATCGTTGCGCTTTCTTTCATATCTACCCTGATTTTACTGGCAGATTCTCCGATGTAGTTTCATTGACTACTTATGGTGATGATGCCTTGTGTACTGTTAAGGAAGGTTACGAGAAATACAATATGTTGAATTTACGAGATTACTTGGATGACAATGATATTAAAATCACAATGGCCGACAAGGACGCCGATTTTGTAGAGTATATTAAATTCTCAGACGCTGACTTCCTGAAGAGGAAATCGGTGTATCATGAGGATCTTAAAATCTATATGGGTGCCCTTGACGAAGATTCTATCTTCAAACCTCTGCATGTCGGACTGAAGAGTCCAGTAGGAGATGAACAAATCATTGCTGATGCTATGGATTCCGGGTTAAGAGAATATCTTTACCACGGTAAAACCAAGTACGAAGCTTTTAGAACTAAGATTAGTGAGGTAGCGCAGAAGATGCGCATAACACATATTCCTAGACTGTTAGATCAAACCTATGAAGAGTCCATGTACGACTGGGCAGAGAGGCACGATTTAGTTGAGAGACTTGATCGTGCGAAATATGCGGACATCATCGCATGTAAAGCTAAAAAGATGGAGCAGACCTTGATTACGGAGTTTCCCGATTTTGACCTTCAAGAGGAAACGACGCCTGGATCTGTTTAGATCGTCCCACAAAAGGGATACCGATATTTATCGGAGATTGATCATCTGTTGGTCACAATGGTAAGTACCCATGGTCCTTGGTGCTTACGTCCATATTTAAACGGACCACTGACAAATTGAACAATGATTCGTGCATTAGCACATTGTCGAAGGATGAGCCCTGTCCTCAATCAGGGTTAGAGATGGATTTCTCGAACTATGCTCCCCAAGGGGGTATAGCTGAACAAACGTCTATAACTGTCGGAGAGATAGATTCACACGCTAAATATCAAAATGTAAGATTTTCGGATCAACCCGGAGACACAACTTTAGTTATTAACAGTGATATTGATTCAACCCGTACACTACAAGACACCCACGACACTAACTTGGAACACTTTTTTAAGCGTCCTATCAAGATCTATGAAACTGAGTGGGGGACTTCATTGTCTCTCTATGATTTCTTTGATCCATGGACCCTTTTCTTCACCAATCCTAGAGTGATTAATAGAATAGCAAATTTCGCTCTTTTACGATGTAAGTTGAAGTTGAAGTTTGTGATCAATGGTAATTCCTTCCACTATGGTCGGGCTTATGCAGCCTATCAACCATTATGGTGGGAGGATATCATGACTCAGAATCGTATTATCTCGCAAGATAACATAAATCTGACTCAATTACCAAAGATCTTTCTAGATCCCACCTTATCACAAGGAGGTGAAATGACCTTGCCATTCTTCTGGCATGAGAACTATTTAGATATAGTGAACCAAGACTGGAGCGATATGGGCTTAATTATATTACGCTCATTGAATAATCTCCAACACGCCAACGGAGCCACTGATCAAGTTACCATTTCGGTATTTGCTTGGGCAGAGGACGTTGAACTATCCGTTCTAACCAGTGTGGAACCAGGAGGTAATCTCACCCCACAAGGAGGAGATGAAGTTGATGAAGCTCAAGGAAAGATTTCCGGACCTGCCACAGCTATTGCTAAGGCGGCTGGACATCTATCGAGTATTCCATCAATTGCCCCATTCGCAATGGCCACTCAGATGACTGCTAATACAGTCGCTGGAGTTGCCAAAGCACTTGGTTATTCACGCCCTACCGTTGACCCAACACCTCGCAACTATGTGAACCGCCCTATGGGTTCATTAGCTCTTACCAATGTTTATGATACATCGGCCAAGTTATCAGTAGATAATAAACAAGAATTGTCTATAGATCCCCGGATTACCGGGCTTGACGGTGTTGATCAGATGTCGATTAAAAGCATAGCTGCTCGGGAAGCTTATCTCACCCAATTTACTTGGGGTGTAGATAAGACACCCGAATCATTCCTATGGAATGCTCGCGTTGACCCTTGTCAATTTGGAGAAACTGGAACTGAACCTATAGAGTATCACTTAACTCCATCTTGTATCGCAGCATTACCTTTTAGGTATTGGACTGGGACCATGAAATTCCGATTTCAAATCGTTGCGTCCGCCTTTCATAGGGGAAGACTTAAGATTGCTTATGATCCTAAGTTCTTGGCTACAAATGAGTACAATACGAACTATACCAACGTGATAGATATTTCGGAAACCCGAGATTTTACTATCGAGGTGGGTGTAGGTCAGACCACAACCCTCATTAACCATCATAAGCCCGGTGAAGATTCATTCACGCAACTTTATAGTACCACTCCGTATACTTCTAAGGAAGCCGGTAATGGTGTTATAGGAGTCTACGTGGTGAATAAATTGTCTATCCCTAACTCTGCTATAAATAGTGACATTACTGTCAACGTCTATGTGAGTATGGGTGATGATTTTGAAGTCTTCGTCCCTGATGATTATTTCACGAAGTTGAAACCAGGTTTACAATCCGAAACTCTAGTACCACAAGGTGGTACCGAGCCTCATACTGAGGATACAGAAGAGCCGAGTGCTCCAATCCATGAGCAATCGGAACTTTTGGGCCTGGGAACCACTAATAATGATATGATCAACAAGGTCTATACAGGTGAATCCATCGTTTCTTTCCGCCAATTACTGAAGCGGTATACGTACTTTCGAACAGTACCGATGCTAACTACAGATAATTTTGCGAGGCTAGTATATGAACAATCCATGTACCCCTTTTGGCCAGGTTATGTGCCTGACGCTGTAGATACAACATCAATTAATGTTCCCTATAACTATTGCGCCATGACATTATGGCACTGGGTAGCTATGTGCTACGCAGGAATAAGAGGAGGTATGAGATACAAAATACATGCCGCTAGAACAGATGACATGGAAAATAACAACACACTTGTAACAAATGTCACACGCCTTAATGGCATTGTACCCTATTCCAGAGGTATCACTTCGATATCAACTCCGGGTAGTGTATCACGCGCCAATCGTGACACATTGCATCGTCTTTACAATGGCTCTGGCGCCATGGGAATGAATGTAACGTTCAATTCTATGAATCCAGTTAATGAGGTGGAAATACCTTATTACACACGGAAGAGATTCACTGCGCACCGCAGATTAGATTGGACTTCCAACCCCAAGGATGTTGGTGGGTTTAGAGCCCACCTCATGGGAAAGATTAACCCGAAGACGAGTATGGATATTTATTTCGCTACTGCGGAAGATTTTTCCACTTACTTCTGGGTCTGTCCACCTCCATTGAGGTATTCAGCTCTTCTCCCAGATTCATCATAACGCAGTTAATTCTGCTCACACAAACAAACACGCAACCTGTGCCGGTTGCACGGTGCTTACGCATCGTTGAGGTGAAGTTTCAAAGCTTCCGCGTCTAAATATAGTAAATCTATGAAGTTTTATGAAAAGGACGCGAAGCGTTCGATTCGGAATTTCCCTTTGTAGTGGCACATATTCAGTATGCACCCTCAGACTTGTCGCACGCAGGCG